AGTTTAACTCAGCGAACCGTCTAGACTGAAGCGACTTCTCCTGGTTTATCACAAACCCGACGTCTGCGGTGGTTTTCAGCCAGGTGTGGTAGAGTTTGATGTTGCCGCGGAAAAGACAATCATCTCCGTTGACTAGTACTCTCCGGTGATTTGGTCCACAGTTGTAAACCTCTTGATACGCCCTGTCAATGCACACTTTGTTCAAGAGGCAAAGAACGACGAAGGACACCAGATTTCCCATCATGCTACCTCGCAACACCTCGCGATAACCGGTCCCCCAGGCCACTTGTATTCCATCGAAGCTGGCCTTCAGTACGCTCGCTTCCTTTTCGGGCAGAGCTTCAGAGAGAACCTCGACGACTGCCTGGACAGCGTCGAGATGTAAATTGTCTGTGGAGGCGACAAAGTCACCGGAGATAAAACGGTCGTCATCTGGATCCTCGTCCATGATGACACTGCGGAAGTGTTCAGGGGTCACGTCGCCGCGAACCAGCCAATCGAACTGGGAAAGCCAGTCGTAGGCGGCCTCGTGAACAGGACGAAGGATACGCTTAGCTCGAGCGCCCTGCATCGTCACAACCCTGAGTTTACCTTTTGTCTTAGCCGTGCCAAGTCGACAAAAGTTAACTTCCTTTCTCTCCCTTATCGAGGTCTCACCCCATGACGCAATGATGGGGTTCTCGTACCAACGTGGCACCGACAAAGTGCCTCCACAATTCCTCTCCAGCTCATAGCAACCCTGTTGATCAGGAACGCGAGCCTTTGTTTTCCCTTCCCACGATGACCACCACTTGGTCCCCATAATCCACCTGACCCTCCTCTTAATATCGGCCAGTACATCCGGGCGAGTAACTGGTCCCGGTGCAAAGGCCCTGGCGGCCCACTCTTTCTTCGCAGCATCGGCTCGGGGGGGATCACACGCTTTACACGGCTCATCAAAAATGGTCTTGCAACCTTTGATGGCAAGGGCCAAACGCCAATACAGCACCCCCCCTTTTCTTTTCTCAGAGAGCCTTTGCTCCGTCCACTCCTTCCACCTGCCCGCGGCCGTCTCGCAATCTACAGTCAGTGCGCAATCGAAGCTCGAATTGACGAGCCCCTCCTTTGCAAAGACCTCAGATACGAGACGCAGGGCTTTGACTGCACGTACTGCGCAGGCGCAGACGCGGCGACGACATTGTTGCCCAGTCATCCTTTTACCAGATAACTTGCGTGTGTCGTCACGTAGGTGGGTAAACACTCAACACGAG